GCCTGGCAAGTTGAGAATACTCAGTACTTGTGCTACGGGCCAACTCCATCCTGTGTTCAATGCACCGTCTACGTCGGTTGCAAACACAAAGTTACCTGCGTGTGTACTAGCATCGCCAAAGAAAAACTTTAGATCAGTGCCTTCTGTTTTTGCAACAAACACAGTTTCTTCGCTGTTAGCTTGCGCCTGCATTTTAAAACGTGCAATACTTGCACTGTTAGGAGCCATAGTAATGTCCCAGTTCACACCTTTGAACTTAACACTTTTTAGCTTTTCTTCAACAATCTCTTTGCTCATAAATCGATAGTCGTTCTTAAAGTCACCGTTTGCATTTTCAAAGTGTAGTCCAAATGGAACAGTCTCGCCATTACGATCTTGTGAGTTTACAGTGATGTTTGCATTATCTTTGTATTCGTCGATATTAAGAAGAATGTTTAGTTTACCTAAGTTGGGCAAACCAAATGTGCCGCTTAGACCTGGCACTTGTTCTTTAAATGCTGCCTGCACAATAACCGTACGGTCATCGTCCATAGCTTCTATTTGTGTACTTGCATCTTCGTTAACAACTTTTGCTTGGTCAATAAAGCCAAGTCCATGTGTGTGTTGTACAACGTCTTTGAGATAATCTCGCATATTATTTCCTTTTCTTTAGGTTTATATTGTAACTGCCTTGTGTGCGATTGTTTAATCTATACTCTCGCACATGTTTATTTAGGTGTAGCCAAGTTTCTATTTCAGTCTTAATAGCACCTTGTCCGCAAATAATTTCGCACCTGCTATTACTACTATAGTAACATTCTTGTAAGAATCTGTCAACGCTTTTCCATGCTTCGTGTACATGTTTTCCGTGTAAATCTAATTTAGCCATTACCATTCAAACAAACTATCAAACGTAGTTTTATCCTCTGCTCTAGCTAGATCCCAATTCATTACTCCTAACAAGTTTTCAATCTTCTTAGTAATAATTCCTTCTTCCATAGTGTCTGTGTCAAATGGAAGTTCCTTGTACCAGTCTGGCAATCGTGTTTCGTCTGTAGGGAAACCAATGCTAGTAAAGCCCATTGGATTTGGTTTTAGTTTACACACAATAGTTTTCATACCATCCATAATTTCCATACTGTATCGATCACCATTCATTCTGCGCATTCTATTGTAGTTGATAGCCGCTCTAACATGTCCGGGCATATTGCTTTTGCCCTTGTATGTTTCGTCGCCTGTCTTCTTGTCCATTGTAAACTCACTGTTGTAGTAGTGTGTAAGTTTGTTTACACGTTTAGGCGTGCCTTTGCTCCATGCTGGCATATTTCTAAACTCACTGCGGAAAGAGATAATGCGCTCGATAATTGCATCTTCTGTTGCACCAGTTAGTGTACTGTACAGTAGTTCGCTTAAAAAGTCTTGCATAAATGCTGGTGTATCACTTCGTTTGAGGTCCAGGCCCATTGCTTTTATCTTGCCTGGTTTACCATCTTTATCTTCTCTATGACCTTCATTGTCATACACCAATATAGCATAACGTTTCTTAGTTATGTATATACCACTAGTAGCACTAACTTCTCTAGCCGCCGCTATTATTTCACCTTGTTCTCTGTTGAGTACATTGTGTGCAGTTGCCATGTAGTCAGGAAATGTTTCGTTGGCTTGATCGCATACAGTTTCATATAGTTCTGTAACTTTGTCTTTGTCCCATGCAAACTCGCCACTTTCTATTTGCGACTTAAATACAGGGTAAGCACTAAAGTATACACTATCAGTATCCCCATAGATAATACTATCTCCAACATGATCATAAATTCCTGTGAAAAGTTCATTAACTTTGGCTCCCATGTGTCTTGCAATAGTTCTACCAGTTAGTGTTGTGCTTTGTCCCATGCGTGGATCATTAAACCTACTACCAGGGTTAAGTAACGCACCATACAAACTGTTTAAGTTAATCTTTTTAACTAGCTGACGTTTGTCCCAATATGCAGTCTCTTCTGTATTACCTGCAGTTTGATTTTCACGCATATTCTTTTGTAGTACTTTACGTTCAGCATACCAACGCTCTAGCAAGCCAGGAATAATACCTTTCTTAGTTTGATCAAGTATTGTTCCATTACTAGTAAGTACCCAAGGTTGCTCACTTTCAAATATAATTTGATATAGTTCAGCGCCTGTCCCGGACAATTCTTCTCCATTTTCAAAGTCGATGTACAACAATGTCTCATCGTTCTTTTCCATAACTTTTTCATACTCAGGACAAGCGAACCTACCTTCCCATGCTTTTGCAACTTCCCATTTGTGATCTGCTAGCATCGGAACAGTTAGTGTGTGTCTGATCTGACCAATAATAGTTTCGGTACTCATATTAAGACTGCGTAGAATACTCGGATACAGACTGTTCAAATCCATACTACCGATCCATTCATGCTTGCCCTTTTTGGGTGTAGCAACATATGCACCAGCCGCCGTACATTGATGCGGATAATGCTTTTGTACTTTGTCATGTAGTTTATCTGGAACAATTAGTCCACGACTGTGTGCTTCGTTGATAATAGCTTGGTCTGTAACAGCTACCGCACCCATAGTTGTTTGCACAAGAACTGTGTTGTCGTGTGCAATAACGTTTGCTAGGTCAATAAACTGTAGCTTCTTGTCCATACGCACCAACAAGTCAACGTCTTGTCTAGAGTACGCAATAAACGTTTCAAAGTCATTGTTGTAAAGCTGATCCAGTGTGCCTTGATATTCTGTTTTACGCTCGCCAAGTTCATATTCGCCGATGGCATCCAAACTATACGAATGCATTTCGTGATATGTATACTTCTGATACAGTTGCATATAGTCTAAGTGCAGTCTGCCAATAGTATCATATGTTTCCTGTAATTTGCCGTACTTCTCATACTCACGACGCTTGGGATACTTGCCCCATAAGCAAAAACGTCTTGTGTGTTCTTTGCCCATAGTCTTAGCAATACGATTCACCAAGTAGGGAATATCAAAGCCTTCGCTGTTCCATCCACTCATTACATCTGCATCGTCAATTAGTTGTAAGAATGTTTCTAGCATTTCGCTTTCTGTATCGCACAGTATAGTATCATCAAATCTGTTGCATATCTCTTGTGCGTCTGCTTTAGTAAGTGTCTTGGGTTTGTTAACCAAACAAATAGTCTTACCGATCCAATCCAAGTGTACACTGATTGCTGTTACTGCGTTGAACGGATCTTCTGGCGGCGCAAATCCTAACTCAGAATTAAAGTCAACCTCAATATCGAAAAACGCTTGCTGTAGCTTTGGAGTATCCGCACCTAGATAGTTGTCAGCCAGGCATCTAAACACAGGGTTTACATCGCTTTCAAACAAGCGTTGTCCGCCGTACATCTTCTTTTCTTTTTTAAACTGTTTACCGCTGGTTGTTATTACACGGTTTAGTTTATCACCAAAAATGCTGTCAAAGCTGCCTCGTTGATCTTTGTAGTAAAATAGATATCGTGCAGGATGATCGATAAACACACGTTTACCGTCTCTGCGTTCTACTACATGAATAATATCTTTGTCTCTATCTATAAGTGCATCTACATACATTAACTAACAAACGCCTTTTCTTGCACAAATGTTCCTTGTGTCTTTTTATTACCTTCACTAAATCCAAGTGAGTTGAAATGATCTTTAAGGTCATTATTAAATGCCATACTTCCACATAACATTATACGCTGTTCTGCAGGATTGTCAATCTTTACAGTTCCGTCCTCCATAAACACTTGAATACGTCCTTGTAGTTCAGCAGGCTCTTGTGTAACTGTGCTGATATATTCAACGGGCATCTCATTCAAGAAGTCTCGGTAACAATCCTGTTCAGCATGTAGCCTAGTGGTCCATGTTACTGTAATGTTCTCAAACAAGTCGTATGTTTCTGGTTCACGTAGTAAACTAATAAACGGAGCAATACCAGTACCACTTGCCATCATTACCAGATGTCCGCCTAGTTCTAAGTTAGCAAGTATAAGTGTGCCTGTTGGCTTCTCACCTACACGAATAGTATCGCCTACTTGAATATACTGTAGTTTACTTGTCAAAGGTCCGTCTTGTACTTTGATACTATAGAACTCAATGTAGTCATCATATGGACCACTAGTAATACTGTATGCCCTATTAGGTGCATCTTCTAGTCCAATCATAACAAACTCCCCCGCAGTAAATCTATAACTGCGAGGGCGTTCTGTTCTAATACGGAATAGTTTATCAGTATAATGTTGTACTTCAATTACTTTTAAATCTAACATTTATTAACTGGTCTCACTTGTGCGTTAAATGCCATACTAATTCTAGGTTGTTTACTTAGATTCGAACTGGCAAAATGTTTTACATAAGATGGAAAACTAACTAGCATTCCAGTTACTGGACCAATAATCAATCTTTGACTATTGAATATATTGTATTCTTGTGTAAGACCTTCATATGGACCTAATGTAAAATCTGCTGTAGTATTAGGATTTTCTAGTGTTAAATTTCCACTGTCTTCTTGTGCTTGTGGATAGTAAACTAAACTTGTAAAATATCCGGGATGATTATGAGAATGATTGTGGGCAAACTGTTCAGTATGATCGGGATCTGTGATGTTTAGCCAACAGTTAGATACAGTAAGCTCAACATGTTCTTTGCTAAATGAGTAAACATCAGTTTGAAGATTAAGCAAATGAGTTTTAACCTTAGTTAAAATTTCTTGTATCTCTTCAGTATCTAAGTTTAAGTAAGGTGTTTGATAACCTTGCTCAGACCATGCATGTTCTTTTCTCATTGTGTAAGCGTAGTCTATTATCTTTTGATTGTCTACGTCTATATGTTCTTCAACATATGGTGTTGAAAAAAACGGAGTTATCAAACGTCTCGTCCTGTTGCTTGTAGAATCTCTTCAACTGCATTGAAACTGTCTTGTACATTTGCAAACTCGTTTTTATACGCAATACGAATTGCTTTGTTAAGTACTGCTGGTTTCATATCCATTTCCTCAGCAATAGCTTTGACTGTATCTTTGAGCCCTTCTCTAAGTGCTTCTACTTCTCCGGTTACTTGGATGCCTTCACTCATAAGTGTTTTGAGTTTTTGGATTTCCCTGTCTTGAAATGTTCTAATTGGCATATACTACTCCTTTAATTATATCTTTTTATATTACAATATAATTAGTAGTATGTCAACGCCTAATCCTTTTATTCGTCTAAGTTTAATGCTTGATCGCCCCATTCTTCCATTATGAACTCTCCAAACGCTGTTCCAAAAAGCCACATCAATGTAAGAATAATTACTCCTACACATATTATAAGTGCCCATACTAAAATTTGTATTAGTATATGCTTGCCTTCTGTCCGATGTGCTACTTTTTTTATCTTAGTTTTAAATTTATTAAATATTTTTTTCAATAAACATAATGTTGAATTTTGGTTAGAGGCTGGTACGGCTCTTTCTGCGCATCGTGATGGCAAAGTTTTCCCTTGGGAGCATGACATAGATGTTGCTATCTGGCGTGATGAAATGCCAAATCCTGAATTTTTTTTAGAGTATTTCCGTAATAAAGGATATGATGTT